CACCATCTTGAAGAGCAGCAATATCTTCCTCGGCTCTTTCATAATCTTCAGAACCTACTGGATCTTCACCTTCTTCCTCTTCCTCTTCCTCTTCGCCAGTAATAAGATTTAAAAATGGAGTAAGAGCATTTACACTATCTCCCCCAATTGTTATAGATCCATCTGCTGCTTTTGCAGAATTAGTAAAAGCATCTGCAAGAACTAATCCAGTTCCAGCTATTCCAGCAAGAGCTAGAGGATTTTTTATAATATTTCCTAGTGCTTTACCAATGCCACCTAGTACACCCTGTACTTTCTCAATAAATGATCCAAGAAAACCTTTCTTTTTCTTTTCTTTTTTTACAATAGCAGAAGTGCCAAATGCTTTAACAGTTGTATCTTCGTCCGCTTCTTTTAATCGTTTTTGATCTAATTCAACAAATTCTACATCAATAACTTCGTCTTCATATTGATTTTTTCCTACTACAGCGAGAGCACTACTCTGTCTATCTTTTGTTTTTAATAAATCTGCTAAACGTTGTTTAATTGCTGCGTTTGCCGCACGCAACCCTTCCAAACTTTTTACTATTCCGTCAAATACTCCTTTACCTTCTACTGTGCTTACAGCTTCTTTTTCTACTTTTGCATCGTCTTCAGCAGGAGGAAGTAACTTCTGATCTAATCCAGCAGTACTATCTGCTGGTTTTACACTATCTTTTAGTTCTTCTGCTTTTGCTACTTCAGAAGTTTCTTGTTTTTTACGACCTAAAAGTTTCTTGGTTTTTACTTTTCTTGCTTTTCTTGCTCTCTTTAACTTATCGAATCGCTGCTTTAACTTATCAGCAAGGTACAAAGAAAAGTCCCCACTAAAAGTTGCAGAATATCCAGCAGATCCAAATGACATTAAAAAAGTCTTGTACTAGTTTACTATTTATTCTGTTGTTGCTTCGATTTCTCTTCTAGATGTTGTGATAATAATGTTGTATATACCATCCTCTCCCAAGGAATCATATCTTCAAGTTCAGCAAGACTATATTTGTGATATTGAATTAGAGCAAAATTAGTCTTGAAGTATGATTCGAGACTATTCTGGAAGAGGGCTACCCGAAAAAACTTTGGAGACCTTCTATAGTAAATTCAGATTCAACCTCTGTGTTCGGATTCATTACCTTGAATGTATGAGATAGTTTTGGTGAAGTCTCATAGAATTTTTCCAAGGCTTCAAACTGTTTAGATGTGAGTCCTTCTACAAACTGCAAGAATTCTTTTTTTGTTGTAGTAGAGGAATCATATACATTTTCATCATCAAAAATTTGATCGATACCTTCCGAAACTACCTTCATTGCTTCATCAGCATTCATCTCTTTGCCCATGAAGATATTGTTGACAAACTGATCCATACTAGGATATCGCATAATCACACCAGTCTTCTCATCTAACATAATCTTGTTAGTATGTCCCTCTGGTTTGACTACCTCTACGTCATTAATATCGATGGCAACAGTGACTTGAGTTTCATTATCATCGCGACAGGTAATAATCAATTCAATTTGTTCGCCAATGGATGCTGCACGAATTCTCAAGAAAAGATATTCAATATCAAATGTGGCAAGTTCATTTACTTTTACACCACGAGTAATAATGCAACTCTTGAGCATATCAAGAACTGCATTTGTAATTTGTTTTTCATCTTCCGATTCCATGGCAAGAAGTAAAATCTTCTCTTCTTTCACCAGGAAAGGACGATATTTAATTTTTTTTCCAGTAGATGGCAACTCCAACTCATAAGTTGGTGTAACAAGTTTTGGCAAAGCCATGATAATTACTCCAGGTCGTGATAATATTTAGCGCGTCTTTTTTAGCGATTTTTTGTCGGAAAAAATTTACCCGAATTTACGAAAAGAAATTTGCAAATTGGGAAAACGCACCACCAAGATCAAAACTACTACCGTAGTTTGCATCACCATATACAATGTTATGACGACTGTAAGAAAATGACGCACTTACTTCTGTCACCTGTGACGCACCAAAAGATAATGGAACTGCATCGATGGCTGTAGGGAATGCATTCTCAAGAACATATACTAGCGACGTTCTTCTGTTTTTTGGACTGGGACCATTTTCCGTTTTTGCAATTTTAATATTGCATTGATATTCTACAGGATATCTGACTTTAGTGCCTCTGTTAATAGGTCTAGGAGATGCAGATCCAAATGATTGTTCATCTCCCATCTCACTAATTGTTTGGACTCCTAATTCTTGCTGTCCATTAATATATTCAGGAAAAATGAAATCAAACCATGATGTTAAGAACTTATGCGGTGCCATATTAGCATCACAGTACCACGTTAAAGATATATCACTAAAAGTTTTATTGGTGGGATAGTTTACTTGTCCCTCTCCCAAATATCTACCTTGTAATTGACTTAAATTTGCAGAAATATTAGGCAACTGTGCATCTTTACAGAACATTGGAATGACTGCTGCAGCTGCTCCCCATTCTGCTGCTTGATTTGCTTGAAAGTTTGGAATACCAACCGCATCAAATCTTTGTAAAAGACCCTGACCACCTGTCTCATTTTGCAAATTTGAAAAGTCAAATAACAAGGCGTACTCATTCGACATCGACATCCCACCTTGGTTGGATATCGTCTCTAATATTCTATTAATGCCGTTTCTTGCCACTCTAAATAATATCGTGGGATACTTTATTATTTATGGCATACTCTGGATTATATAAACCTACCAATCCAGGAAAGTATCGAGGTAATCCTACTCGCGTTATCTACAGATCATTATGGGAACGAAAGTTCATGGTTTTCTGTGATAATAATCCTTCGATAATAGAATGGGGGAGCGAAGAGGTAATTATACCCTATCGTGCTCCCGATGGTAGAGTGAGGAGATACTTTCCAGATTTTTACATTAAAGTTCGCGAAAAGAATGGCAAGCTAACCAAATATATTATCGAAATTAAACCTAAAAAGCAAACTGCACCACCGAATGAGAAAAATAAAAAAACTGCTACCTATCGTAATGCTGCTCTAACATACGCAAAGAACTACGCAAAGTGGTCAGCAGCGCGAGAGTATTGTGAAGATAGGCAGATGAACTTCTTAATACTAACCGAAGATCACCTAGGAGTATAACCATGGCAACTGGTTTTAAAGAAATACAGAGAAACTCTGTAGTAAAGTCAAAAGGATACAAAACATTATTTGAAAAAATAACAGAAAAAACTGGAGGAGAAAAGAAATCACTCTCCTGGTACATGAGTCAAGTAAAAGAAGAATCTTCAAGGTACAAGAAAGATTCTAAAAAATTAATTAGAGATGAAAAGAAAGATACAAATGATGAAAATGTCTTGAGAAGATATACTGTAGCAGGTCATCTCTACATGTTTGAATACAAAGCAAAGTCAAGATGGTTACCTTATTATGATAAGTTTCCACTTGTTTATGTTATGAAATCAAATGGAGGAGAATTTTGGGGCGCAAACTTACATTACATGAACCCAAAGAGAAGAATTATTGCTATTAAAAAGTTGATGGAAGGTCGTGTTGACATGCCTAAAGCGTGCTTCCATAAATATTTGGGAGATCATGTAAATGGATTCTACCTTGACCTCGCTGCTGTCGAATGGGACACAGCAATTTTGCTACCAGTAGAAGACTTTGTTCGTAATGTAAAAGGTTCCGTCTTCCCTTATGAACGTGAATTGGTTTGGGAAGAAACAAATGAAAACTTATACGATCGTATTAAAGGTCGCAGAGTTATTCAGGGTTATGGTAAATCAAAAGACATACAGATGGTCAAATAATAAATGGCAATTACAGTAGCAAGATACCCATATGAATTGGTCTTAAATAAGGACACTCACTATGTCCAATTTGAATTTCTTGAGTTCAAAAGTGGAGGAGTTATAACAAACTCTTCCGCTGGTGGTTCCTTGAGTGCTTATGGCGGTGATGATTATGAGAAAAAATTTCAAACTGTAAAAGGATTTCCTAAAATTTTCCTTTACATGCCAGAAGATCAAGGAACTCAAGTTTCTGCATCATG